GCATTGGGGTAGAGGCGCAGCGTCGGCATCAGACCCCGCTCGTCACGATGTAGAGCACCCCGGGCGCCGGGCTCGCCGGCAGCGTCGAGACGACGGCCACGGCGAGCCCGGCCTGCGTGTTGTGGGCGTGGATCGACACCTTGGCGTTGAGCGCCGTCTGCTGCGCCGCGCTGACCGGCTTGGCGCTGTCTGCGGTGTTGTCGACGCTGGCGAGCCCGACGTCGGCCTTGGCCAGCGACACCGCCCCGGAGCGCCCGGCGACCGACTGCACCGGCGCGGCCGCGGCGGCTTGCGCAGGCGTGGCTTTGGCGTCGAGGGCGGACTGCAGCCCGGTGATATCCGCAACGCCATGGCCGTGCACGGTTGCGGCCTTGGCGCCCAGCGCCGCGACCAGGTCGGTGATCGCCTCCACCGGATGCGCATCGGATGCCCCGCGATTGGACAGCTGCCCATGATCGAACTGGCCGCCTTCGCCTTCCCCGGCGCCCGACACGGTGACCACGCCGCCGTCTTGCGACACCGTGATGTTCGGCCCGGCCACGATGGCCTGCACCGGCGCCAGGCCGGCGACCTGCGCCGTGGTCGGGCGTTGCGCGACGGCCGCCTCCAGGGCGGCGATCGCCGCGGCGGCCGCGGCAAAGTTTCCCCGCAGCGGCGCCGAAACCAGATCGCCGCCGGACGGCGGCACGCTTGGATTGATCGGCTCAGACATTATTCATCCGTCCCCGTGATCGTGATCGCGATGCCGGTGCAGCTGGCGATCGCGTCGTGAGCCACCACGACATCGGCGGCGGGCGAGCTCAGCACGACGTTGTGCACGCCCGGGCGATGCAGCGCGGCGAACAGGCCCGAGCGCATCACGTCGTGCCCCAGCCGGCGCCGATCCGCGATGTACTCATCCAGCGACGCCCGGGCGGCCGACGCCACGAGATCCGGCGACGGCCCCGCATACAGACTCAGAGTCGCCGTAACGGCGTATTCAATGACCGCCGCCGGCCCCTGCACCTCGACGAGATCGGTGAGCGGGCGCACATGCTCGGCGTTCAGCGCGGCACTCACGATCGAGATCAACTCGCCGCTCGGCGTGCCGTCTTCGGCCTCGGACGACAGCACCGTGACCGTCACGCGGCCCGTGTAGCCGCCCGGCACGCCCGGCGCAAAGACATCGACGTCCATGACCCGGCCGTCCGCGCTGCGGGCGTGAAATTCATAGGCGCCGACCGATCCGGCGACCGTGTAGCCTTCCAGGGCCAGCTGGATGCGCGAGCGCAGATCCGCATCGGACTCCAGAATCAGCGGAATCGGCGGAGATGCGTCGAGGTCTTCAGCTTGGACGATCAGGCGGGCCACATTGAACAGCGCGGCCAGATGCTCGAGATCCGAGCCGGCCGCAAAGGCCAGCATCACGGCGCGCGCGGCGTCGTTCACGTGGGCGCGCAACAGGGTCTCGCGGTAGGCGCAGGCCTCGAGCAGTTTGTTGATCGGCTCGGATTCGAGCGCCAGCACCGCGATCAACTGCGGATCGCGCGCGGCGACGTCCGCGCGCAGCTCGAGCAGGATCTGTTCGAAGTCCAGCGCCTCAACCACCTCGGGCGGCGGCAGCGTGGACAAATCAATCGCGGTGAAGCTCATGCGGATACCCCGCTAGGCGTGATCAACAGGCCCTCCAGACGCAAAGCCCCGCCGTCGGCGCGCCACATCAGGTCAAGGTCCATCTCGACGGACCCTGCATCGAGCGCGCGCACCGCGACACGCTGCACGCTGACCCGCGGCTCCCAGCGCCCGATCGCGCCCGCCGTAGCCTGGATGATGTCGAGCACGGTGACGCCGTCGAGCGGCGCGTCCACGAGATCCGGCAGCAGGCTGCCGTACTCGCGGCGCATCACGCGCGAGCCAAGCGGAGTCGATAGGATGTCCGTGATCGACTGGCGCAGGTGCGAGAGCACGTCCAGGCGCCGTCCGGTGGTGGCGCTCATGCCGCTCATCCCGGCTGGCCCGTGCGTCCGGAGCCGACCTCGACACCGGTATGCTTGTGGGTCTTCAGGCTCACGCCGTCAGCGATTACGTCACCATGCACGAGGATGTTTCCGCCCGATGCGTTGATGGTGACCCCGCCTTCTGCGTTAATCGTCATGCCGCCGTCGGCGACCAGATTGACGGTCGCACCGGATGGCAGCACGGCGCTCAAGCGATGCGCTGCGCGGTCGTACTCGATCACCGCGCCATCGGCGTAGGTCGTGCGCGCCACGGTCGCGGCATCGGCCGGTGCGCCGTGGGCGGCGCAGTAGATGGAGCCGAGCACGATGCCGCCGGCAGGGTCGCCGTCCGGACACAACACGGCGACTTGCTCGCCCACCTCGGGCGCACTCCACGTGCGATCGCCACCCGCGCGCACGCTGAGCCACGGCAGCCAGGCCGTCGTGAGCTCCCCGAGCTTCACGCGCACCCGCGCCTTGGCGTAATCCGCCTCGGCCACGGTGCCGATCTGCACCAGGTTCGCGCGGCTGCGCTCGAGCTCTGCGGTATCGCGGGCGACGCTCATCCCGCGGAGCCTTCCGGCGGAGCATCGACACGCCAGTAGTCCTCGGCCGTGCCGCCCATCTCGCCGATACGCGGAGCGATGCCAAGCCACACCTCGGACGGCGCCACGCCGACGCCGTCCCAGTCCGAGGCGCCGATGCGCACGTCGTGCGTCCAGCGCACCTCGCGCACCGCAACTCCGCGAGACTCAAGCGTCCACAGCGGAGCCGCGCCGGGCTCCTCATCGATGCGGCCGGGCCGAGCCAGCAGGGCCGGCGACACTCCCGACAACCCCCACCGGTTGGCACGCGCGCGCAGCAGGACCTGCGAGGCCAGCGCCCACGCCAAGGCGCCGCGCGCCTCCTCGCCGCCGGCATGTCGCACGCAAGCGAAAGTAGACCAATAGGTGCGGGTCAGAATCTCGCCGGTACCGGGATCATCCAGCACCCGCAAGCGCGTCAGCAGCACCAGCAGCGCCGGCACGCGCAACGTTGCGCGCGCCGACTCTTCAAGCTCGCCCGCATAGGGCTGACAGGCGGCGACGCCAGGCAATGCACCGAGATCGGCGCAGATGGCGCTTTGCAGCGCCGAGACGCTGGACGATGGGGTCTGGGAGGTCATGGCCGACACTGTCGGCCATGCGGGGCAGGGGATCAGCTAACCGACGTTATCCGGTTCGGCCGATTTACAGCGTCGCCGCGAGGCGGAGCAGCTCTGCCTTGCGGTCCGTCGCCCCCACCGCGGCGAGTGCGGCATTGAGGATCGGATCGTCGTATTCCCACGTCTGCGCCTTGTCGAAAAACGCCAGCGCCTCGAAATCCTCGACAGGATCAAGCCCCGCTCGCCACGCGAGAAACGCCTCCACGAGGCCGGCCGCCTTCACCGCCCGCATCCCCTGCAGGGCGGACACCGATGTCGGCGGCTGCTCGGCGATCGCGGCGACGGCGGCAGCGCGCTCTTCCGGCGTGCCGGCGGGCTCGCGGTAGTAATGCGCGCCGGCCGCATCTTCCGCCAGCCGCCACGGGCCGTATCCAAGCGGAGCCGGCCCGTCGGCCGTGATGTGCCGCAGCACGCCGAGGCCGGCGAGGCGATGGATATCCTCGTTGCGGATGAGCTGAGCGACGGGGTAGCGATGCTCGTCCGCGACGACGTGGGATGGCGGGGTGGCGTGGTCGTGCGTCATGAACAGCATGCGGCCTCCAGGGTGGCACGGGTCGCCGCGGGCAAGCGCGGCACCAGGTCGGGCCGCCGCGCGTACAGCCGGCCCGCGAAATGACGAAAGGATGCGGTCGCGCGGGCGTTGCCGAGCATCGACACCAGGGCGGGGACATCACCCTCTCTCAGCCGTCGCGAGAAACGACACAAGCTATGCTTGCGCACGCAACGCGTGCGGCGCCAGGTGCGGAATCCGACGAAATTCACTCCGCGGCGCACGGGCGCGATGGTGTAGCGGGACAACTCCAGCCCGAGCCGATCGGCGAGAAACGCCTCGATTTCCTGCAACGCCGCGCGCGCCTGCGGGCGGTCCAGACCGAACAGGATGAAGTCGTCGACGAAGCGCACATAGCGGCGAATGCGCATGACGCGCTTCACGTGCATATCCAGATCATGCAGGTAGATGCTGGCGAACAGCTGGCTGAGCAGGTTGCCGATCGGCAGGCCGCGCGGCTCGTCGTATTCGCAGAACGCGGCCATCAGTGCCAGCAGGCGCGGGTCCTTGATCTTGCGCTCGATCTGCGTCATCAGGACCGCACGATCGATGCGGTAAAAGAACTTGCGCACGTCCAGCTGGAGCGTCACGGAGTCCGGTGCGCTCGCGCGCAAATACCGTTGCGCCTGGTCCGCAGCGCGATGATGCCCTTTCCCGACCCGGCACCCGTAGGCGTCATGGATAAAGGTCCGATCGAAGATCGGGTAGACGACGGCGTAAACCGCGTGCTGTACGATCGTGTCGCGAAACTCCGGGGCATAGATCACGCGGGGCTTGGGCTCGCGCACCTCGAACTTGCGGTAGCCGCGCGGGCGATAGCGCCCCTCGGCCAGCTCGTCGGCAAGGGCGGCGAGATTCGCTCCGAGGTTGCGCTCGAATGCCTCCACGGCCGCCTTGCATCGCTTGCCCGCACGCGCCTTCAGGAAGGCGGCGTAGAGGCTTTCCAAAGAGGCCACCTGCTCATACAAGTGACCGAAACGGGTGGGCATGAGAACGTTCTCCGCTGGATACTGGAGCTCAGAGGCCCGCTGATTTCGCCATACCGCAGGACAGGACCATCCCTATGTCTCCAGTCTGCCCATGTGCGGGCTATCAGGTTGGCGGGAGTCATAGTCGGACGCACGGAACGACACCGTGTTGTTGTCATTCGTCCGATAGTTGTTCCAATTCCGGCAACCCACCCCGGAGTTCGAGGTGTTGTTCCAATCACCGGAGACCAGAAGCGCAAGGCCCATCACGTCGTGGTCTGCCCTTATTGCGGCCACTGCTGACGCAGCGACCGAATCCACCCGCCGATCATCGCCCCCAGCTCGTTGACCAGGATCGAGATCGCCGTGTAGCGTCGCAGCGCTTCCGGCTCGGACCGGCCGCGCTTGTGGTGCTGAAAGTCGTAATACCCAAGCTCGAACGCCAAGTTCACCAGCGCCCGCAGCTGCTCATGCCTGACGTCTAGTTTTTGGAGACTGGTCTTGTTGTGATAGCGCTTGCGACATTCCACCAACAGCGCATAGACATCGTAAGCCGCCATCCGGATTTGCTGACACAGCCCGTACTTCTCGTGATGCGGGAAGTGATTCAAGTGCACGTTGAGCAACAAGATCACCTCCCTGCATTTAAAGAAGATCGCCGCATTCGGGTCGATCGGCTTAGGCATGCGCAGCAGCCTCCATCCCGTCCGCTACCGCGGACTCTGTCCAGTTACAGTACATAGGCGGACGCACGGAACGACACCGTGGTGTGGGCATTCGTCCGATAGAGGTCCCAAAGCCGGCAACCCACCCCGGAGTACGAGGCGTCGACCCCCCCACCGGAGACCAGAAGCGCAAGGTTTCGACGCCAGTATCGGTACAGGCCGTCATTGCCGAACCGCGCGGTGCCGCCCGCACCGGCGCCGGTCGGTCGCGGGATACCCAGCGCCGTGCGAACACGATCAAGCCCCGAGGTCGCCCCTGAAAAGACCTGTTCGGCGCCGTTTCCGAGACGCAGCCAATTCGCCGCATTCGGCCACCACATGGCGCCCTCCGCACGATCGTAAAGCGCGTCGATGGTCGCTGCGGCCTGCCAGGCGTCGGTCGGGCCGGCCCAGCCGGGGGTCAGTGTCGCAATCGCCACTTCCGGACGCAGCACCCACAGGTCACCATTCGAGGCCGCTGCCCCGTCGGCTGCCGACGCGCCGGGGATCGTCACGCCGATCGCGATCTCCCACATGCCGCCGTTCAGGTCCATGATCCCGCTGGCCTGCCCGTTGTGCGAAGACTTGGCGGGCACGGCGCAGGACCCCGTGCGCGGCTTTACAGCCGAGCCTGCATCCCCGGCAGAGAGCCACAGCAGCGACGGCTCCGCGCTGTCGCCGAGAGCGTTGTTGTTGGCCCCTTTCGGCCAGTTTTTCAGCCCTGCCGGGTCGTACCAGGCGCACGCCTCGGGGCCGGTCGCCGCTTGCCCGTGCGCTGTAGCAAGCCGGGCGAGCATCGTGTAAACGAAGGCGTTGGTGCATTGCCACGCCCCGCCGCGAGCGCGGCTGAGCGTCAGCGCGTCGTGATACTGGCCGACGCAGCCGGCCATTGTCCGGGAGCGGGTATACGTCGAAGTCGTCGTCAGGGAGATCGGTACGCCCTCGGCGATCGACACGCCGTGCGTGTTGTCGGCGGACGGCGAGGCCATGTATTTGTCGACCATGACGCCGGGCTGCAGGATCCCGCCGTCGATGAAGGAGCGGTCGAGGATGTAGCCGTCGAGATTGGCGCTCGCATCGGACGCGTAGGCGCTCAGCGGCGCAATGTCGACGGCATCGAGCCCATACGCGGCATAGCGCGGACTCTCGGGATGGCCGATGCGGTAGTAGTGCGCCGGCACCCACACGCATCGAGAGACCCCATAAAGGTAATTGCCGTAGTTGCCGGACTGCGGATCATCGTAGCCGGCAAGCGGCACAAAGCCCGCCGGCAGCAGAGCGGGCGGGCAGACGCCGACACCGAACCCCATCTCGCCCTGATGAACACCGATGGCGTCGAGGCGACGCGCTCCGCGCGCGCTCATGAGGCGACGGGCCATCATGCGGGCACACCCAGCACCGTGGCGCGCGCGACCACCAAGCCGGTCGGCGTCGTGTTGAGGATCAGCTCGGTCAGCGCCCCGGGCTCCGGCGCGATATCGGTCACGGTCGCATCGGGCCAATACCAGGCGGCCGGAACCGGGAACAGGTGCCCGCCCGCCGCGTCCTGCAGCACGTAGCAAATGACCGAGCCGCAGACGGGCGGCTCCGGCGCGACGAGGACGACGCCGGTCACATCCTCGGTAAGCGTGATCCCCAAGACCCGCCCGTCGAGGGGGATCGTGAGCACGCCGTCCAGGGGCTCGAGTGTCGCTCCGGACTCGGTGTAGGTGGCGAGCGGATTGAGGTCTCTCGGCTGGAGCGCGGTCCCGGCCGCAGCAAGCCGAGGATCGTCGGCAGCGACGCCGCCCCAAAATCCGACGACCTTGATGCTCATGCCATCAGCTCCGCGCTGGCACTCGCCACCGCGGCGGTAATGCGCACGCCGGCGACCGGGCCGGGGAAGAGATAGAGATTCGGCGAGCCGAGCGGGTCGGAATCGAGCGTGTGCCACACCGCCGCGGCGTCCTCGGGGTCCGAGACGGTCACGGCCACGGCCACGGTGCCGCCATCGCCGGGGGAGACCGACAGGCTCCAGGGCGCGGCGCGGGGGACGAGGATCACGGACTCATCGGCAGGGACGGTGGTGCGGATGGCGCGCTCGAGGGGCATGTCAAACCTCGTGTCGGCCGGCGCTTCGGCGTCGGCTTAGTAGTCGGAGAGTGTATCCGGGCTAAACGTCGGCTCCGGGGCCGTGTAGCCCGGCGCTCCGGCGGCTCCTGGAGCGGTCGCGGGCAGGCTCATGACGCCGCGGGCGATGTCGCGCAGCCAGGCGTAGGCTTGCTCGTAGCGGCGCACGACCTCGTCGCTGGCCGCATCGGACCAGAGGCGATAGCGGGCGATGTCGCAGCAGACTTGCGCCAGGCGCTCGCGTGTCGATGCGCCGTAGCCGGTCAGGGGCACGGCGTAACGGGCGCGGAAGGCGTCGTCCATCTCCCCGGAGGCCTCGCTCAGGGCCTGGACGAGGCGGGCCTCGTCCGGGCCATCCGCACCCGGCCCGCCGGTGAGCTGGGTGAGCTCCGGGTTGGCGGGCCGGTCGAAGCGGGCGCGGAAGGCGGCGAGGTCGGCGTACATCTACGGATTGGCCTTGCGGCGGCGCTTGGGGGTCGAGGCGGGCTCGGCGGGCTCGGCCTGCTCGACCGGCTCGACCGGCTCGACCGGCTCGACCGGCTCGACCGCCGGCGCGGCCGAAGAGGTCGACTGCAAGTCGACGATCCCGGGGGGTGCCGTCGGCGGAGGCGGCTGGTCGAGCACCTGCGCGAGGACCGGGATCGGCCCCGCGCAGAGCGGATCCCCGTCCTGCGGGGGCAGCGGGATGATGTCGCCCGGACGGGCAACCCCGCCGGGGTGGTGGACGATGCCGCGCAGGACCCGGTACCGGGCCTGCGGGGCGGCGGTGTCGGCCGACACGATCAGAGCACCTTGGCCGAGACGAACGCGTCCGGCTGATGCAGCGCAGGCAGCGGGGAGGCGTGCACGGCCACGAAGCGCTGCGAGGGCTCGTCGGTTTCCCAGGTCTTCGGCCAGCGCTGGGTGATCGGCGTGGGGCACTTGAGATCCGAGATCGGGCCGTAGTGGATCCGATTCTCCGCGTTGCGGGTGCCGAGCACGACTCGGTCCACCGGGGTGTAGGGCGTGGCGGTGCCGGTGTGGTCGGCCTGGTAGGTGCGCAGGTCCTCGTACAGATCGATTCCGGCGATCCGGCCGAAGTAGTTGATGCCCTCGATGTCCATGGCGCGCAGATCGATCATGCCCGCCTCGACCCGCCGGTTGTCCAGCAGCTTGAGGACCGCCTCATGCTTGAGCAACGCGGCGGCGACCTCGGCGCCGATCGTCGCCATGGTGGCCGACATGCCGGAGCTCTGCGCGATGCGGTTGCCCCAGGTGCGCAGGTTGGCGATGGGGTCGGAGTCCGCGTGAGTCCACTTCTCGGTGGCGTTGGAGAGCGTCACCAGATGATCCGCGGGCATGCCCCAATCCACCTCGGCATCGATCCCCATCACGGCGCCGGTCTCGTCGAGCGAGACGAGCGGGGTCTTGCCGGTGATGACGCCTTGAGCGGCCATGAACTCGATGCGACGGTCGATCATGTCGTCGAGGTCTTCGATGTCGCGGCCGATCTGGCGTTGCGCGGCCTCGACCAGGTTGCGGTCGCTGTAGAGATGGCTGCCCATCGCGCGGCGTTGGATGATCTCCTCGGCGTTGGTCGGGCGGCCCGGCTTCATGTAAGGCAGGCGGATCAAGCGCTCCGAGCCGGCCTCGCGCGCGACCATCTTGGAGGCATCGGTCGGGCGCTGGATCGGGGCCATCTTCTGCCCGCCGATGAGGACGTCGAGCTGCACCAGGCGCGCGCCGTGCTGCTCTGCCCCGGCGCGGTAGTAGTTGTCCCGATACCATTGGCTCGGGCGCTTGCGGATCTCGATCATCCGCGCCAGGCTGCGCGGCTCGAAGGCGTTGGTCGATACGGTCATGGATCAGACTCCTCAGCGCACGAAGATGGAACGGGCGTCGAGCTGCGCCGTGGCGGCCGCATCGAGTCCGGTGAGTTTGGCCCGACGGAACACGCCGGTGCGGAAGGCCACCGCGGCCAGCGCGTCGTCCCCGACGGTGACGCTGTCGGCGAGGATCAGGGCGGCGACCTGCGAGCCGTCCACGGCCGCGGCGCTGTACGCCTTCGCCTGGCCGGAGCCGGCGGCGACGGTGACGGTGATCACGTCGCCGACGTCCCAATCGTTCGCACCGTCCGGGACGGTGAGATTGATGTGGTCGGATGCGTAGCCGGCGGCGACGGTGAGGGGCTTGAGCATCTCCCCGCGCGGGGTCTGGACGCTGAAGGTGCCCGCACCCGCGGACTCGGCGGTACAGACGAGGGTGTAGACGCCGGGCTGGGCGTACTTGCCGAGCGTCACGGCCGCGGCGGCCACGTCGCCGTCCCCGGTGCCGGAGACCTTGGCCGCGACCGCGGCGCCGACGGTGATCAGGCCCAGCACGGTGCCGCGCACCAGCGCGCCCTGGGAGGCCGCCAGCACGATCTGTTGCGGCAGGAGCGGGAAGCCCTCGCCGAGGATGTCGTCGGCGGGGATGGCGACGCTGGTTTGTCCGTAGTCTTCAGACATGGGTCAGGTCCTCACTTGGATTCGAGCGGCGGCAGACCCGCCATGGTCCGGGCGGCGGCTTCGATGCGCGCGACCTCGGGGTCGTGTCCGTCCGGGGCGGCAAACTCGCCGTAAGACACGCGCACCGGCAAGGTCTGCAACCAGGCCCGCAGCCACTCGGCGGCGGCGCGCGGGGTCGGCTCGCCGGTGTCCGCGGGTGCCGCGAAATCGGCCGCGGGCTCCGCGGGGGCGGTCGCGAGCAGCGCGACCAACGGGGCCTGCTCGATCGGCAGCAGCCGGCCCTCGGCGACCAGGGCGCCGACGAAGCTGGCGATCTCGGTGCGGCGCAGCGCCTCGGCCTGTGCGGCCGCGGCGGCCTCGCGTTCGGCGATCGCCGCCTCGCGGGCTGTAAGGTCGGTTTGCAGGGCGGTTAAAGCCGCTTCACGCGCGGCGAAATCGGCGGTCGGATCCGCGGCGGACGCGGCGGCTGGATCGGGCATCGTAGGCTCCGGGTCGGTGGCGGGGGTGTCCGCCGGGGAAGAGAAATCGAGCGGGTCGGCCTCGATGGTCACCAGGCCCTCGGCGTCGTCGGCCAGGCTCACCGGGGCGAGGCCCAGCACCGCAGGGACCGCGGCGCCGAGAAAGCCCACATGGCGCAGGGACCAGACGCCGGGCGCCGGGTTGGCCGGATGGGTCGGGGGCCAGAATGAGGCGGACACTTTGGCGTAACGCCGGGCGCGCACGGCCTCGGCGAACTCCGCGGCGACGTCGCGCGGGGTTGCGGAGAGGTCCGCACCGTCGGCGCTGAGACCGGACACCCAGCCCCAGGCGGGGCCGTTGCCCACCGGATGCCCGACGACGAGCGGCGCCTCGTGGCGCGCGGGGTCGTAGGCCGCGGCGGTCGCGGCGAGATCCGCGGGCGTGAGCGTTATGCTCTGCCCGGCCATCGCCTGATAGGTGCCGGCGCGAAAGATGTGCAGCAGGGAGGGGGTGCTCATGCCGGGCATCCTGCCCCGGCGGGTCGAGCGGTTCAGCTAACGGGAGTTACCCGCTTTCGGCCCGCTTGCGGGTCTCGCGCGACCGGCCAAGGAAGGCGAGCGTTAAAGCGAGGCGTCTTCCGTTTTAATTTTTGCTGTAGGTGGTTTAAAAACGTTTAACGGGGTGCCGGTAGGGCAAGGGTAGCGGGTCGGGGTCGCGACGGCTCAGAGGGCCGCTTTTGAAAGGTAGTCGCTCAGGATGTCCGCGATCGCCTCCCGATCGTCGGCGGAGACGCCCAGGAAGGGCCGCGGCGGGATGTCGCCCCACGGGATCGGCCCGCCGCGCTTGGTGGTGCCGCTCGCGCCCTTGGGCTGGCCGAACTGCTGCACGGCGGCATAGATGCGGTTGGAGCCGACCTCCACCGCGCGGCCGCCGTCGGCGAGCTGCCAGCGCATCTGGCCCTGGAGCATGCCACTCTTGTAGAGCGGATTGTCACGCCCCTTGCGCGCGATCGTGGTCTCGGTGTTGCGCGCCCAAGGGGTGCCGTCCGGGGCGGCTTTCTCGCCTCGGCCGAAGCGCGCGCGAGTCGTCTTGAGCAGGTGCTCGCCGATCTCGGCGAGCGCGGGGGAGGGGTCGGCGATGGACGCGGCGAGTTTGGACAGCGTCGCCTGCAGAGCGACGTCGTCGAGGTCGATGGTGATGCGGGTGCCGGCCATTCGCTAGCTCAAGCCGACAGAAGCTCGTCCAGCGCAAGAGGGGCTAGCTTTGCGCCGTTGCGCATGTCGCCGTTGAGCGGAGGCTGCAGGACGTGGATGTAGAGCGACTCCATCTTGTCGAGAAGATGCCGCTCGCAAGACACGTAGGCGATGGCATCAAACGTCTTGCTTTGATGGTGCGTTGAAATCCGACCGAAAACGTCGATAGACTGCCCGACATAGACGACGCGGCCCTCTCGGACGAGGAAATAAATGCCGCACACCTTCGCCCACGCCATTGCGCCCTTGACGATAGCGCCCTCCGTCAGCAAGGTCTTCCCGGTCAGCCGCGCAGCCTCGACGCTCGCAAGCTGCTGCATCTGAAGCGCGCCGCGCTGGCGCTCAAGCTCCTCGATCTCATCCTTGAGCCCTACAATCCGATCCCTTGCTTCGGCGCGCCCCCTTTCCTCCGCCTCCTTTCTCGCTCGCTTGGTCGCCGCGGCCTTGAGTCCATTCGCCCTGCGTTGCTCCGGCGTCAAGTACACCATCCCCATCCCCGTCGACGGCATATTCAGCGGTTTGAATGTCATGTGCTATGCTCACCTCAAGCCCTGGTCGATAAATTCTCGCTGCGATAGCCGCCCTGACGGTCAACACGGCAGGGTGTCCAGAACCCGGACTGGACGGGGTGCAACGGTCGAGATGCGAGCCGACCGGACCAGGGTCGCGGGGTTCTCCGGGTGCACCCCATCACCATGGCGTAAGCGTCCCGGCGCGGACGCTGCGGTCCACCTCAACCTGACTACCCTTGCGAATCGACACCAGATAATTCTCGCGCCCGTCGCGGGTGCGCTTGATGACCGCCACCGCCCAATCGCCGTCCTGCTGGAAAAACACCAGCCGGGTATCGCCCGCCACCCCCACATACCGAGCACCGTCGATGACCTGCTGCAATCGCAAATAGCCTGTGGCAGGGAGCTCATCGGCGCCGTGATGCAGCATTTGCTTGATAAGGGTGTCATCCGATAACCAGACGGCCAGCGACGCTGCGCCTAGACGGGCCTGTGCGCGAGCATCCAGCACGCCGACCGCGTACCTCTCGCCGCTGGCCAAGCTGCGCCGGATCGCGGCGGAGACCTCGCGCGGCGCGCGCCCTGCGTACTGCGGCGTCGCCATCTCCTGAGCCACGCGGGCCGCAATCCGCTCCACCCATCGATCGAGTACGCCATCCCGCAGGTTGGCCGCAACCAGATCGCGGGCGACATCGAGAGGGTACTTATCCAGATCGGGATGCCACGTAGACCCCGGGGCATACCCCCACCCCTCGTCGATCCCCGTCAGGTCGTCCGGGGCGCTCGGGGCCTGGTCCGGGCCGGACTTGCCCGAGCGCTTGAGCTCACGCTCGGAGACGCCCTCGATCCAGCATTTGCAGCCCCAGCCATTCGGGGCGCTGTGCGTGGACCACCAGGGATCGTCGGCACGCAGGTCAGCTCGCTCAGGCCTGGCAGATCATCGCTGATCATGACCCCGCTCAGTACCTGAGCCCCGGTATTGGTAGCCGTGATGCGGTAGGTGATCAGACTGCCAAGATTGATCGGGCTTGGCGCGTCGGCCACCTCCTTGAGGAGGGACAGGACAGCCGCCCCCTCATAGGTGATCGTCACGGTCGCCGGGTTCGAGGTTTCTTCTTGGCTGTCCGCGACCCGATACTGGATGGGCGTCGGGTTGCCGGGGAAGCCCTCCAGCGGCGTGAAGGTAATGGCGCCGGTCGTCTCGTCGACACTCCAGGTTCCTTCATTCTCGACAAGCAGCGAATCGCCTGGCGCATCCGTGCCAAGAATTTGCACGGTGGCCGGGGCGAACGGGCGCTCGTCGAGCGGGACGTCGTTATCCAAGATATCAAGGGTCACCGCGGTGCCAAGAGCGTTGCCCAACGACTCGTCGTCATTGGCCACCGTAATCGGCGGGTAAGGTCGGCAGCTCGCCGACGGATCCGGATACTTGACCAGCACGCTGATCGTCGGGTTGATCGAAAAGACGATCTCCTTGATCTCCTGTGCCCGCGGGTTCGTCCGCACCCACTGATCGTCGATCAGCTCCCAACCCGGCCAGGTGACGACCTCGCCGGATTCGTTGAACTCCGCACCGGGCCAGAGCAGTCGGCCCTCCCGCGGTTGATCGAGCAACGGATCGCCATTGGCCGGGCCGCGCTCGCCGCTCGGGAGCAGGTCGTACCATTGGATGCTCATTGGGCCGATCGCATCGCTCTCGATGTCATATTCGACATAAGGCGTATTGCGGTCACAGATGCGAACGATGCTCGCGGCGATGACATAGGTCACCCTGACCGTCGCGTCATTGGACACGGCCCCCGCATCATCCCTCACGATGTAGGTGATCGGAGTCGGGTTGCCGGTGAAGCCCGGCAGCGGCGTGAAGGTGATCTCGACCCTGTCCTCGTCGGCAACAACACTCCAAGTGCCCTCACCCTCGACCACCAGCGACTCGCCCGCCGCCGCCGTGCCGACGAGCTGTAAGCTGTCCGGTTTAAGCGTGCGTCCCTCGGCGGCACTGTCGTTGCCGAGCACCTCGATCGTCACCGGGGTGCCGATCGGGTTGTCCAGTTTCTCGTCATCCTCCGCCTCCGGCGGCACCCGTGCGTAGCCGAAATCTACATCGGGATTGTCGTCGGTCTGGCCGAGCAGCTCGGTCTCGTGGTCGAGCTGCATGTCGGGATCGACAATCTGGATCACGGCCGCCGGCAGTGTGCTGGTGTCGATGGCGACCCGGTATGAGCCCTGACCGACACCGGTGAAGAGGTAATTGGCCTCCGGATCCTGCGGGTCGAAGACAGACGCGTCCGTAGTCACTCGCCCGAGCTCGTTACCGAGTGCGTCGTAGAGCACCACCTCGACACCGTCGAGCCACTCGCTCTCGTCTGGCTCCGTGTTGCCGTTCGCATCGAGCCAGACATAATCACCGATCTGGATCGGCGGCAGCGGGTCGCCGGCTCCATCCTCGATGAAGATGCCAGCGTCGATGTCGACCATGGTCTGACCCGCAACCAGCTTAACCGTCGCCACACCCGTGGTCGGGTCGGGGGCGCTGTCGTTGGTGCCATCACCATTGCGCGGCGGGCTGAAGCGGTCGTAGCCCACCGGTAGCTCGAACTCGACCAGGTAATCACCCGCCGGCAGGCCGGTGAAGGCGTAGAGGCCATCGGCGTCGGTCCGCGCACTGGCGATGAGGACGCCGTTGGTGTCGTACAGCTTCACCCCCGCGCCTGGGATGCCAGGCTCCAGGTCATTCTGGATGCCGTCACCGTTGGTGTCGTACCAGACGCGGTCGCCGATCGTCGCCGGGGCCACACCAGGGATGCGCATACCGGCATCGATGTCGGTCAGATTGGTGCCCGCGGTGAGTAGGATCAGGTCGGTGCGCCCGCTGGCATCGGCATCGCTATCGTTGTCTGGATCAGTGGCATACTGCTGACTGAATTCCCAGCTCGCATCGCGCAGCACGAAGTCGACTCGGTAGCTGCCTTCAGGCAACCCCGCAAACTCATAGAACCCGCTGCCGTCGGTCACCGTGGTCGCGATCAGTTGCGTTCCCGTAACGTCGTAGAGCTTGACGATCACGCCAGCCACCCCCGGCTCGCCGACATCCTGGATGCCGTCCCCGTTGGTGTCGTACCACACCCAGTCGCTGATACGCGAAGGCCGATCACCATTGGTGAGATAAAGCCCGGCATCCACCGTGATGTCAGTCCCGACAAGCGTGAGACTCACCGCCCCTGTTAAAGGATCGGCATCGCTGTCGAAGCTGTCCGCAAGGTCGGTCAAACCGCCGCTTTCATCCTGTGGGGTGAAGCTGTAAATAGCCGGCTCCGGATTGACGAAGACGAGCTGATAGTCACCGTCGCTCAGCCCGTCAAAGCGATAGGCGCCCGAGCCATCGGTCTGGGTGGTGCGCAGCAATTGCTTCCCGGTCTGGTCGTACAGCTCTACCGTCACTCCAGCAACACCCTGCTCGTCAGGGTCCTGGATCCCGTTGCCGTTCGTGTCGAGCCAGACCAAGTCGCCGATCGAGGCCGTCATAACCGCGGGCTTGGACCGGGCGGTGTCATCCTCGTTGGGCTCGGTTGCGCTGTTGCCCGGTGTCGAGTCCTTGTCGACCTGATCGGCCGCGGTGACCTCGGCGACGTTCTCGTACTCGCCGCGGGTCATGACCCGTGCCTGGATACTCAGGGTCGCTAGGCCTCCAGCCGCGAGATCGCCCAGGTCCCAGACACCAGTGACTGAATCGTAGCTGCCGGTCGAGGGTGTCGCCGACAAGACACGATAGCCGCTCGGCAACAGATCGGTGATCTCGACCCCGGTGGCCTTGGAGAAGCCCGGCGCGTTGGCCGCCGTCAGGGTAAAGGTCAGAGTTTCGCCGACGCCGGCGGTGAGCGGGCTCACCGTCTTCGTGAGGCTCAGATCGATCTGCGGATCGACGGTCGGGGTCAGGGTCGCCCGATCGTCCTCGGGCACTGGGGTCGCGCCATTGTTCGGCGTCGAGTCCTGGTCGGGTTGGCCAGCCGCCGTGACCTCGGCCACATTGGTGTAGGAGCCGGTGTTCTTGACCACGGCCTTGAAGGTCAACGCCTTCGAGTCCCCGGACGCCACGCTCAGGTTGGACCAGGTCAGTGTACTGCCGCTGAGTGTCCCTGAATCACTGATTTCCGAGACATCGCCATAGCCCGCCGGCAGCAGGTCTTGCACCGAGACACCCG